CTTGGGGAGAGTTTGTTTTATTTGTGTTTCGAAAATAAGTGTCGTGATTTCCGATGATGATTTGCATTGACATGCCCATCTTTTCCATCGGCTCAATCACTCTAGTGCGAACTTGCTTCAGAGTATTGAAGTTAATATATTTGCGACGATCAAAGAAATCACCCAGATGAATTATATGTTCTATATTATTATTTACGCAATATGGAAAGAACTGCTTCTCAAAGAACTGAATAAAATGTTCAAGAAGAACGGGCGAATCGTTCTTTGCTCCGAAATGAGTATCATTAATAATTGCTATTTTCATCTGAGCTTTTTCTTCTTTTTCTTCTTCTTTACTTTTGTATCTTCAAATTTATTTACATCATTTTCTGATAAACTAAAGATCTCTCTAAAGCTGGCAGAACTATCCTTGGCAAAATAATTTTCTTTGAACCAGCGATGAAATCTTTCATCTGCGTTGTCTTCCATGATCTTATACTTGATGTACGACTGCTTCTTTTCCTTTTCAATGCGTCTAAGGAAAGCAAAGTATATGATTTGGGTAAAATAAGAAAAGGGGTTCTTTGATTTTTCTGGATCGAAATTGTGAGCATACATCAAACAATTTTCAATTCCATCTCCTACCATCTCCTCCCTGTAGGGGTAGTTCATAAAATTTGGTCTGTAGGATAGGTGTTCCGCAATTTTTAAGAAAGATTCGGCTATGTAGTCTGAAACTGGGGGTTTCTTTCTACCAGATTCCTCAGCCGCATTATATTTCTTTTTCCATTTTATCATCTCAGCCAAAAATTCTTTATTATCCACATAGTGGGATTTTTCTTCTTCCTCCACTATGGGTACTAAATCTGGCTCTATTATATCATCAGACTCTTCTATTTTTTTCTTTTTACTCATGCGCAAATAATATCATGTTCCCAGAAAAAATCAATTGACAAAATCTAGACATCTGGATACACTTCGCTGTGTAGGCGATCAACAAGTAAAATTGTAACTAAATAGTTACTCTTTAGTATCCTCAGATATATCATCGATATACTTACGAGGATCATCAGGGAAGTCTTCCAAATTAATTCCCTTTCTTCTCATCTTTTCTTTTTCTTTATCAGTGAGAAATTCCATTTCGGGAATTAGAAGATCTTCCTCTTCATCATCATCCTTTAAAGCACCAAACATATCAAAATCTAAAAGGCCATTTTCAATCATTTCTTGAAATATATCTGGAGGAATCGAAAAGAACATTCCTACATTTGTATTTGGATTCATGAAAGGAAATGGCATTGGAGAAGGTGGTTTTGCTAATGGATTATTAATTGGTGGTTCATTCGAATCCATTTCAATAATTTCATCAAATAATGATTTAAACATATCCTGTAAGCTATCAGGATTTTGAATTGTTTCTTTTTTCTTTTCTTCAGCTTGCTTTAAGCTCTCTTTGTAATTTTCTTCTGTTCGTACAGATTTCTGATATAAAACTACAGTACTTTCGGAGGGCATAAGAACAGATGCAATATGATCTCTTGGCAGATCAATATATTCTTGATCAGTAAATTCTAACCAATTTCTAAGAACTGTTATCTCTCTAGTAACTCCAAGTGGATCTGGAGAAATATGAGTTTTAATAACCATTGGTTTTAGAATGCTAATAGTAGAATCGCTTTCTGCTGATAGCAATCCAAGAACTTCTTCACCACTCCTCAGCTTAAACAATCTGCAAGTAGTTTCCATATGACTATTTATCCTCTCAGAGATCTATCGGAACTAGTTTGAAGTTAAAAGATTCGTTTTCGTAAATTTTTATTCGTTCAAGAAAATGATTGAATGCGTGATTTTGATATTTTTTATGGCGAAGATCATCAACTAAATCGTAAATCATCACATGATCTTTTGTTTCTGACATTCGAAGACCACGACCAATTGATTGCAAAACACGAACTATTGATTTTGAAGGATGTAGAAATACAATATTGTGTATGTTCTTAATATTTATACCAGTGCTGCATGTGCCATAAGATGCAACAAGAATAGAATCAGTAGACTTATCAACAATCTTACGAATCTGTTCTCTGTCTTCTACATCAGTCATTCCAGAAATAAAATATACTTTCTTGTCTGTGCATCTTTTCTGAAGAGATTCATAAAATGGAAGACCATGCTTTTGTACTTGCGAGAAAAGAACCAGAGTATTTCCTTTGAGAGAAGAACAAAGTTTTTCTGCAACCTTATTTCTTCTTTCATGAGAAATGATATATTCAATTTCATCTTGGTATGTCTTGCGCTTCATTGAATCGCATTCTTCTTTTGCATATTTCAGCTGAAGGCAGTTGATGTCTAGTTGCGAAAGAACTTTGTTATCAATGAGATTCTTTGTGCTTGTGACACGAATAGGTGGTCCAAAGAGTCCTTCAAGAACTAGCTTATGTACCTGAATATTATCTAATGTACCAGTAGTACCAACGCGAATGTGACAGTTTCTGAGCTTGTTCATTAGTCTGACCAATGACTTTGCTTTGAAGAGATGGCATTCGTCACCAATCACAGCATCATAATCTGCAAATGTTTTCTCTGGCAATTCATACACGCTTTGCCATGTAGAGATAACGATAGGCTTAGTGGTTTCTTTCTCTTTGCCTGCGTAGATTATGTGAATATTTTTTTCTGCACTCCATTCCTTACCAGCATACTCAATGAAGTCCGATCTCATCTGATGAACCAGACTTGTAGTAGGAACAAGAATTAGAATTTTTTTGTTCTTACTAAGAAGATACCGCAGAATGCAGTAGATGATTAAAGACTTACCGCTACCTGTTGGAGATATCAATAGACTACGCTTATAATCAAGAGCCATTTCCACAGCCCTTCTCTGATAGTCTCTGAGCTGGATTTCGCCAGAATCTGAGTATAGATGTAAGTCATCAAGATAAGACTTATAATCCTCAAAGAATTCCTCCTTGAAATTTTCAAACTTGCATTCGTAGTTTCTGTCAAGACAAAACTGAACTACTTTGTTTCGAAGACCCGTATAGATCTTGCGTGTGAAGTAGTTGAATAAACGAATCTGACCATCCCAGACTCTACGCTTGAATGCTGGTGAGTATTGAGAATTTGGGACCCTGAAGGTGAAGTAATCGGATATCTCTTTTGCTACTGAATTTTCGCAATGAATCTTGATGAACGTACCATCGATTTTTTCTATTTTTACTTCTTCACTGCCCATGACTGAATTTGATCCATTCAATGGCTGATCGTATATTCCATTGCCTGTTACCTACGATCTTTACTACACCATCCAAGTAACTCACTAGTTCTTTCTTTTCGGTGATTTGTCTTTCAAGACGAATAACATCATCATCAGCATCAATGAACCGATCCACATCGGTCTTGAGAATATTTAGGTCAAATGGCTCCCACTTAAAACGGTCTAGTTCCTCCTTAGACAGCTTCCCTGTGTAATATAGCCACTTGTACTTCCGCATGACGCGGAGCGTTCTCTCGTCCTCTGCAAGGGCTTCCTTGTGCTTCTTAAGGAATATGAGGTACTTGTTATGGATCTGTGGAGTATTGACCGATTCTATTGCTAGTTCGGTGGAATCAATCTTCAGATCTTCTTGTACTTGTTCTTTTAGTTCATCAAAATTCATAATATAATTATACACATTATTCTATTAAATCAACTTGTTATGTTGCCTGGATCAGGATCAAACGAATAGTAAGTATATGCAAATGTTGCAGTTGCTTTTTGTGGAATATAAGAACTGCTTTCTGTAGTAAATTTGAGGCCAGATAAAGCTACTGGAAATACTTGATTAAATATAACTTTATTGAAATCATTATATGTTCCTTTTGTAACATATAAGTATGCTGTTGTCATCCATGAATCAAATGGAAGTTGGTTGTTTTGATCGTCTGTATCTATATTTCCTAAATGTCGCATCCACTTATAGATCTCAAACCAATTTGTCATCTTTTCATCTACTAAAAAGGATACAGTTAAATTTTCAAATCTATATGCACCAATTGGTCTTTTGACAGGAATGCCAAAAATAGTTGGTTGATCCTGTGTTTCTTGAATTATATTGGGAAGATTTACTTCTTGTGTAAAATAAGTTACTGTTGGAATTCTAGCCAATTCAAAACGAAAATAATTTTGACCAACAGTTGAAATTTCTGTTAATGACATAAACTATGTAGAAAAGAAAAAGGGAGCCATTTCTGGCTCCCTCTCCCAAAGTCTTAGATACTACTTATCAGTTGGTGTTACCGTGTAGGTTGGTAACGCGGAAGATACGGTAGTACTGGTTGAGGTTGGCAGTCATTGTCTCGCCGTCAGTAGTTCCGTCTGACTTGAGAACATATGGGTTAGCAACCATGCCGTAGCGGGTCTTGAAGCCGATCTTTGGCTGGAAGGTATCAGGATCGACTGCACGGACCATCTGGAGTGGAACATATGGGCAGTAGAAGAGGCCAGCGTCGTAGGGGCTTGCACCACGATATCCAACTAGGCAGAAATCAACACCAGACTGGACGTAAGGATCGATGTAAACGCGCATCTTGCCATTGAGTACGCCAGCAAAGGTGTTACCAGTGTCATCAATTTCAAGTTGGTTGTTTAGAGCGGGGCTGATGTTTAGCCATCCACCCATGGCGAGGGCTGAAGCAACATCTGACGAGCAGATGATGAAATTACCCTTACCACGACGAGTTTCCTTAGCAATCTGGTTGGCTTCGCGTTCGATCTGGAACATGAGGCCACGGAAGCGTTCAGCTGACCAACGACCGTCTGAGTCGGTTAGGAGGTCATAATTACCGCCTTGAATTGCGGCAGAAGAAAGATCGCTCTGCTGTGCTCCTAGTTTAGCGACATGATAGATGCCACGAACGACTTCGCGGTTGATTTCAGCAAGAATTTCAGTGCTGAGAATGTTAGCGAGTTCGGTTTCAGCATCAAGTCCGTGAACAGCCTTGAGGTCCTGAGCGAGTTCAGTGGTGTAGTCGGCCTTTAGAGCACGGGTCTTAGCCTGAACAGCAACCTTGTCGATGGTGAATGCCATTTCTTGGAATGCCTTGTTACCACCGAGGTTTTCTGCTTCGCCAACTAACATACCCTTAAAGTCAGCTCCATATAGAGCAGTTGTTCTGGTTGCACCAGACGAACCACCTCCGAATAGAGTTAGACCGTAAGTATTGCTATAGGTTGGATAGGCATCAAAACCTGAAGTACCACCCGAACCACCGAAGGGAACAAATGGTTCCTGGAACATTGCTTCTTTGCGAGTGCCACCCTGTGGGTCGTACTTGGGACGCATTGCGAAGATGAGTCCGGTTGGAGCGGTCATGGGCTGAACGCCGCAGATGTCGTAAGCAATGAGGTTAGGCATTGCGCGACGAACAAGGCTGATTAGAATTGGATCGTAACCAGCAATGTTGCTTGATGCGGGGCTAGCGACGTTGCTGATGACTCCACCGAGGGTGTTGTCTTCAGTTAGTCTCTGAGCACGCATGGCCTGCTCTTGGTTCTCAAGTAGAACAGCAGTTACCTTGGTCTTGTAAGTGTCTTCGATTTGTGGGAGGGCATCGTGTCTTAAAACTGGTTCCCACTTCTCAGTTAAAATATCGTATGGTGTTGAGTCGTCAAAATTCATTGTTTTCTCCTAAGTATATTATGTATTAAAATTATTTCTTTATGTGTCTACTAATGGCTTTTCTGTAAACATCCATGTGTCCTTCGACAATCATTTCTGGTTCAGAAGCAGTGTCAAGAATGTCTACTTTTTTAGAAACTCTTGGCATTGCAACTGGAGTTGCTTGTGAAGAAACATGTCCGTTACCGAAATAACTTTCCTTTAAAATTTGAATCTTATTTCTGAATTGATCTGGGCTATCGTACTCCATTCCTTCAGCTAGATTTGCTAGCTTTTCGATTTGGGTATGAGCAAGGCCCTGAGTCTCTTGGGCAAACACAGCAACAGCAGCTGATTCAAGTAATTTCTTCTTTAGATTGATGTTTTCGTTCATTGCACCATTGAGTTGGTCATTTTGATCTTCAATGGTTGAATATAGTTCGTCAAGAACATCATATTTTTCGTTTGGAACATCGATGAAGTTAGATTCGAAAAGCTTCTTAAGACCAAAGATGAAGTTTTCGGCCAATTCGACCTTAATTCCTCTTTCAACTTGAAGCTTATTTTCGTTAACCCATTCTTCAACGACATAGGTTAGATAATCATCTACCTTTTCGGTTAGTTCGTTTACAGTACCTTCTAGGGCAGCTGAATATTCAACCTTGTATGCTTCGTTGATACGAGCAGCAAGAGCATTAGCTCTTTCGTTGACTGCTGCAACAAAGATGGTCTTTGCTTTTTCAACAAAATCTTCTGAAAGATTTGTATTAGCAAAAAGGGCAGCTAGATGTTCCTTTAGATTTTCTTCTGAGGACTCATCTTCTTCCTGACCTTGTGCTAGTTGATCTTGACCGGGCTGCATTACCTGACCCATTGGGCCTTGAACAGTTCTCATGTTCATTTGTGCTAGACCTTCGGCTGGAGGATTCTTTGTCTGAAGAATAAAACCCTTACCTTCAGCATCAAATCCAGTTTTTCCTAAAATATCCATTTCTACTGATGTATCGTTCATATTATTTTCTCCGTTTTATATATGTTTAGAATTTTACAGGACCATATTGTATTAATGATGATTTACTGGTTCTTCCAGTTCTACTTAAGTTTGCTGATACGTTTCCTTCTAATGCTTGTGGAGCCATTCTATATGGAGCAAGGAATGCTTTCATTCCTGCTTCTCTATACTCCCCACCAAGTCTTCCCAAAGGGCCTTGTCCTTTTTCATTTGCCAGATAATTAGAATATGCTAATTGATTTTCTGCCCATGCTTTAAGACCTCCAGAACCTAAACGAGCAAGATCCGATAGAGAAATTCCTCTTCTTCCCTTTGAGACTCCTCCGGTCAAAATATCAAGTAATCTTCTACCAGAACTTATTTTGGCTTCATTCAATGAACTATTTAAAATAACAGAATTTAATTCTCTGAAATTAATATTTCTATTACTTTCTTCTAGAAAATGAAATTGTCTGTGGTTTAAACTCATTTAATTTTTCTTAAGAAATCTGCAAAAAGCTTGATTGACTCTGATTGTAGTTTTCTTGAAGGAGTGTTCTTCAAGGTGTTGTGATATTGGGCAATTTGCTGTTCTTTGAGAAGACCGTTATCCCAGACCCATTCTCTACCTTCCATTATTCCGTTGACGAAAGCATTTGGTGCTGAAGGATCTGCGACGATATCAATGGCAGCAAGCATGAAGTCTTCCTTCACAACATTTACTCCACCGCGCTTTTCCAAAGAACCCATACCACGGGTAGAAACACCAAGCTTAACACCTTCGTTCATCAGATTCTTTACAATCTGACCACATGGGGTATCAAGAATCTTAGCCTTTCCATAGAAATCATTATTGTTTTCGTAGAGCCAAGTGACCTTATGAGAAACACGATCAAGATTTACTGAAGGACCAGTTGGGTGATTTAGTTCGCCAAGAGCACGATTCTTATTCACATATTCAGTTACATAGCGATTGGCTTCTTTTGCAAGAATTTGCTTTGGATAAACTCTGCCATTCTTGTTCTTTTGTTCAGCCTGCATGAAAACACCTTCGATGAAAAATTGCTTTTCACCGTCTTTGTTTTCAGTTAGATATGCTACTTCTTCTACTGTTTCTGTGATTAATTTCATTCTTCTTCCTTATCGCAATCTTCGCAATCGCACTCCTCTTCGTCCATTTCCTCTTCATCCATTTCTTCTTCGTCTTCTACTTCTCCATCTTGCTCTTCGTCTTTACCAGCAGCAATGATGTCTCCTCTAGTAACCTTATCAAAGGGAGGATAGTTGTTTGCTAAATCCTTATCTGCTTCATTGAATGTAGATTTAGCAACAACAATGTATTCTTCGGCCAATCTTTGACCTAATTTTAGAGTCAATTCCTCAGCAATTAATTTTTTTGCCCCGATTGCATTTTCTTCCAGAATTGTTTTGAGTATAGTTTTAGCTTTCATATTTTTTTCCTTTATTATTTATAAATTATTATTCTGGCTGTTCTGTCTCTTGAGCCATTTGCATTTGCATCATTTGCTCTTGCTGTTGTTTGGCAATATCGATTGCCATTTCTCTATTTAATTGATCAATTTCCTCATCTGTTTGCTTTAGAATATTTTTCTTTATATAAAGAGATGAGTAGTATTTGCCAATCATTGGCTCCATTTGAGCGGCCAATTCCATTCTGGCAGACAGAATTTCTGCGTCCTTTAGATCAGTAAAGTAAGAGTCTTTATTGAAAACAAAATTGATATTATTGCTAATATCATCCCAATCAGTTTCTGTAATTATTCCCTTAAGAATTAATTGTACTCTTAGGAGCTGCATAAAGGCTTGGGCAAACTTATTACGCAATCTTTCAATAAATTTATAGAATTTGACTTCATCTCGCGTGATTTCAGCCGATCTTCCAAGATTGAAGCCGTTTTCTCCGACCAAACGGGACGGAGGAATATTCAAAGCGTAATAAAGCTTCTTCTTGAAATACTCAACGTCTGTGAGTTCTCCTAGATTCTGTCCCCCGTCTAGGGTTGAGATTTCAGTTCCTCTACCACCTTCGCGGCGAGGTAACCAGTAATCTTCAAGCATCGCCATTTGGTTTCTATCGTCTTTGATTTCGCCAGTTGTCTGGTTGTAAATCATACGATTGCGATATTTGTTCATAAGCTCACGAACATACTGTTCGGCCTTTTGCTTTGGCAAATTACCAACATCGATATAAAATATACGACGCTCAGGAGCGCGAGAAATGCGATATACGACAATGGCATCTTCCACTTGTCGCAACATGTTTAGCGGTCTAATTGCCTTGTGAAGATATCCTACCACTCTCTTAGAATTCATATCTACCATTCCAGAATGGCAGAATACAATTGAGTCAGGAGATATCTTAAGACCAGATGTAGGAGTTCCTACTACTGAATTTTTATCTGTGTTTGTATAGACATAGAATTCTTCTATGTCTTTGATTAATGATAAACTGCTTCCGTCTTGACGAGTATTTTTTGTTTTTACTTTCTTTACCTTTTTAACTTTAGTAGAATCTAAAGGTATTAATTGTTTTATTCCCTCTGATGGATTTTCAGAATTTATAGAAATATAGTAATATAATTTAGAATCTACATACCAACGTCTAAAAATTTCATATCCCTTATCTTGAAAATCCAACATTTTCAAAATATTATCAAATTCACTATAAATTTTACTCTTGATATTATCAGAAAACTGAATTTTTGATAAGTCAAGTTTTACAGCCTTTCTATCGGCTCCCATAACGATACATTCATTAGTGATTTCATCAATCGCAGTATCGACTTCTGGGAATAACGACATTGCTCTATATTGAGCAATTAATGCTTGTTCATCTTTCAACGAACCCATGAAATCAATAAAAGTGCCGTATACTCCAGCTCCTTCTACTGTATAAGAACCATCAAATTCTTCTGGGGTGGTGAAATTTTGAAGAGAAAGTTGTTCTTCCTCTCCTTTTCCGCGTATGGTGAAACCAAATAGTTTATAAGCCATTATATAAAATCCTTCTCTGTTATTTATGACGAATACTGAACATACTTGAAACAGAAAGTCACATCAAAATAGTTATACTGATCTCTAGCCTGCATCTCAAAGTCAATTGTGCCTATAGACTGAGGCCAGCAATCTATCAGTGTTGCTTGTTTTAACACTCCACCTTCAACAGGAGAACCACCACCAAACGGATTTGTTTCCTTTGCATTCAAATTTAACTGTTCTACAACAATTGTTCCGAATTCTAAAGAATTTCCTGTATTTGTTACATGATCGTTTATGCTATCGCTCCATGCATGTAAACCTTTCCACAAATTTTTATGAGTTCCAGAAGATGATGGATTATCTAAATCGTCTAAAACACGCATAGTCCAAACATTAAAACCATCTCCACTATAAATTCTATCTCCAGGATATAAAATTCTTCTACCCTGATAATCAATTGGATTTGTAGTGATTATTGAAGTTGGCAATGCAGCAGACTCAATATGAAAATCGTCAATGTTTGAGGTTACATAGCTAGGTCCATCAGTCATTCTGACTCTAAATCTATTTTTTCTCGTTCCACCTTCGAAATTGTTTATGAAATCTTGAATTGACATTTTGTTACCTTTATTATTTGAATTATTCGTATATTACATATTTAAAACAAAAAGTCACATCAAATGTATTATATTGATCTCTTGCTTGCATTTCCATATCAATTGGACTTATAGATTGTGGCCAAGCATTTTTCAAAATAGCTCTTTTCAGAGGACTACCTGTATCATTTAAATTTAATTGATCGACTATTATATCTGTTTCAGTAACAGGTTTAGTATTACCAGTATTATATCTGTGAGAATTTATTCCGTTAGACCATATATGTAATCTACTCCATAAATTATTTAATTTATTAAATGTTGCTACAGATGATGGAATATCATCTTGTATTGTAACAGTCCAAACATTAAAACCATCTCCACTATAAATTCTATCTCCAGGATATAAAATTCTTCTACCCTGATAATCAATTGGATTTGTAGTGATTATTGAAGTTGGTAATGATGTAGCAAGAACATGAAAATCATCAAATCCACCAAACGGAGATGAAACTCCAGGAGATGCAGAATTTAAAGGAATAGGGGTGGTATCATTATTAGAACCAGTTGGTAGTGAAGGAAGTGAAAATCCAGGAATTCTACATGTCACACGAAATCTATTTTTTCGTGTTCCTCCTCTAAAATTAGTTATGAAGGATTGAATCGACATGATTAATTATTAATACCATCTACCTGAATGTAATTATAATTCATTCTTACAGCAAAAGAATTAAATCCTGTTTCTGCCATGTTGAATTGCAATGCACTAACAGTGCTTGGCCAACAAGATCTTAAAATTATTTTCTTAATTGGAGCACCGTTTAAATCTAATTGTTCAATATACCAAGAGTTATCTTGAATAGCAGCTCCGTCGGCTGAACCACCAAACCAGCTATCATCAGCAACATATGCATGTTCATTTGTCTCTTGATTGTTTATTAATTCTGTCCAGCCTTGAAATGCGTTGTAAAGACCAGC